CACTATTTCTAACAATGATATTAGTTTAGATAATTTAGATATACAACATATTTCACTAGATATGGACGAATTGCCTGACTTGCTGAAAGATGAAATTGAAACATTGAATTAATATTTATCATTTTCTTGATTTATTGTCTTTTCTTGATTTATTGTGTTTTCTTGATTTATTGTGTTTTCTTGATTTATTGTGTTTTCTTGATTTATTGTGTTTTCTTGATTTATTGTGTTTTCTTGATTTATTGTGTTTTCTGGATTGTCCTTTAGCATTAAAATATCTTTGTTTTTTTATTGCCCTATCATTTGTTTCCTGAGTTGAATAGAAAACACGACGACCAACTGGTCTGCTTGGGTCTTCATTAATTTGACCATTACGATCAAATAATACTTGACCAACTGATGTGCTTGGGTCTCTATTAATTTGAATACCATTACGATCAACTAATCCTGAACATGAAAAATCATATAAGTTTATTTTTTCAAAATGCATAACTTTAAATATGAATTCTAATAATTCTGACCTTAAAAAATATCCATACTCACCCATTTTTTCTTTTATAAAATTTTCAATAAATTGTATCTCTACTCGCGGATCTATTGAATGTATATATATTATTCTAAATTTTTCATGAAAAATTCTTTTAAGATCATGCACTTGGTCATCATCAGTATACATTTTTTCTATATAAGTTTTTACCTCAACTAAATCGCTCATTGTTAAATTTGTTAAAGGATATTCATTTTTTATATGTTGAGTTAATAAATCTGTTTCTCCTGCTTGGCGTTTGTCTATTGGTATGACGCGGACTGTCTTGGTGTATGAGTATTGTCCAGGGTTACAATTATCTGATATATAAAGTTCTTTTTCTGGTTCTACAAGGCGTTGAGCATCATGCGCCGCTTCAAAAAAACCATCCGGAGATGAAGAATATGCTTCTTCCTTAATACCGTGAGGGACATTATACACCACCAATTCATTATCCGGATCACCCTTATCCATATTATTCATAATCATACCTCCGTGAAAATGAATAAATAGTGTAATTTCTTTATTTTTGTTGTCTTCTGATTTACGCATAGATGTTGTGTGTATATCTTCTCGTGTTATCGGTTGATGATATGTAGCAAGAGTTGGGTCTTTTTGTAAAGCTTCGTATTGTTTAAGCAATCGTATTCTCTCCTTTCGGTCTTCTTCTTTATTCTTAGCTTGAGTATTTTCTGCAGCTCGGTCCATTAATTTTTCTAATTCCTCCATATATAATATAATAATATTATATTGCATTGCGTAAAAATCGTATTTAGAATAAGTATAATAATAATATGTTTGCAATTGCCGGAATTATTTCATTTATTTTTTTAATCGCGAAATTTATTGAAATGAGATTTATTGAGAAAGAAAATAAACCTCTAAAAATAATGATACGCGATGCGTTATTGGTTTATTGTTGTGTTGTGGTTGGATTGTTTTTATATGAACAAGTCTCTCCTGCAAATATTGAAATAAAAAGTCCGAATGTGTTTACAGACAATCCGGGATTTTAAACCATTGCATTGAATGTAAATAAATATTCGCCTGTTTAATTATCTGTTTTTCCTTCCATTAAACATCATATTATTTATAATATTAAAAATTGAATTAAAATTTAATATTATAGTTAAAGTATAAAATGAACAAATATACTTGTGAAAAGTGTGGCAAAGAATTTAAAACTAAATCTCCATTTACACGACATATGAATAACACAAAACCATGCAATGATAAAGTCGCCGAAACGCAAAAAACACGAATTCCTAAGCCAATATTAAAGTGGGTTGGTGGAAAAACACAGATATTAGATAAACTTATTAGTGAATTTCCAACTGAAATTCATAATTATCGTGAAATATTTTTAGGAGGAGGAAGTGTTTTGTTAGCATTGTTATCATGTGTAAAAAATGGCATGATAAAAATACACGGAAATATCTATGCGTATGATTTAAACGAACCTTTAATTTATGTATATAAAAACATTCAATCAAATCATGATGAATTGTATAATATTATACAAACATTAATAACAGAGTTTAATTCTTGTGGAAATGGCGAAATAAACAGAACACCCACAAGTATCGATGAAGCCAAAATAGCAAAAGAAAATTACTATTATTGGGTTCGCTGTGAATATAACAAATTAGGAGGTGATGATACAAGAAGTGTGTTAGGTTCCGCAATGTTTATATTCTTAAATAAAACGTGTTTTAGAGGCGTTTTCAGAGTTGGACCGAGAGGATTCAATGTTCCTTATGGACATTACAATAATCCTGAAATCATCAACAAGGAACATTTATACGAAATACACGAGCTCATACAAAATGTCATATTTGAATGCTGTGATTTTAGCATATCATTAAACAATATTGAATCAAACGATTATATATATCTTGACCCGCCATATAATAAAGAAACAGATACTTCATTTGTAGGATATACTGAAAATGGTTTTGATATTGAAAAACAGAAACGATTGTTTCATTTGTGCGATGAATTGGATAATAGTAAATTTATGATGAGTAATTCAAATACCGATTTTGTAAAAAAACATTTTCCAGAAGAAAAATATAATGTTCAATCTATAAGCGCAAAAAGAAGCATAAATAGTAAAAACCCAGAAGCAAAAACAACCGAATTAATTATAAAGAATTATTAATCCAGAGGTCAACTGTTTCAAAATAAGTTTCGTCATCTCCAAATAATACAGCAATTTTACTTTCATTTAATATTGCATTTAATACTGTATATTTTTGTTCATTAGAGGTTATTTTTTTCTTTAAAAATTCACTAACACATAAACAATACTGAACTTCAAACTCTTCACCTAATATTAATTCATATTCTCGTTTTAATGATGGCGCTGCCCATAATTTTGTTTCTATTGATCCGCTAACATTTTGTTCTTTTTTCTCTAAAATTTTAATTACTTTTTTACGTGTATTGTATTCAATAATATACGCTTCGTCAGGACATCTAAATAACTCAATGTTATATTTCAGTTTCATATATATTTTCAATCCATTTTGTAATACAAACACAATTGATTTTTCTTCAAACGTTTTAGTTAAATAATAATCGAATATTTTATTAGTTTTATTGGGTTTTTGTGTAAATCTTATTTTAATGTATCCAACATCTAACAATCTTGGTTGATTATCTGTTTTTTCTTCAAATTTTTTACCATACAGATTTGTATTTGCACCGCCACCACCAGTTCCTTTGTTTATAATCATTTTCATTGTTGATTCACTTTCAATTTCGGTGTTCATAGTTAATTGTTAATTTATGTTGGCGGTTAAGCATTTCAATTTTATAATAAAATTAATTTATTATAAAATCACACCCCATTATATTTTGTAAATTAATCGCAGTTATTTTTGCCGGGTTAAATATGTGGAATCATCGCATCAATGTTTACAAGAAAATCTAAGGATACATCTTTTTTCGTTGATAAAAACTGTTTGAATTCTTCTCTCTCTAATTGTGCCTGGGGAGTATGATTATGCACACACCTAGCAATCATTTTATACAATTTAAAATCAGGATATCGTTCTGTGCCATTGTTTTTATATAACAAATTTACACCTTTGTCGTCTAAACACCACTCTACAATTAATCTCACTAATGGGCTGCATTTTTTCAAATTTTTAACATCATTTATATCATCTACTACATAATCAAATATAGAACATGCCAATCTACATAAATCAAAACTATAATTCGGGTCTAATCTTGGCTTTTTGTCATTTAAAAAAGGTTCTGTATTATATTGGGAAGAAGCATCGCCTTTATATTCAAAACTATCGCTACAAAATAGCTTGTTTTGAAATTTATAAATACTTCTTCCGAAATCTATGATTTTGAAAATTCTGCCAAATGTCGGCACTTTATAATATTTATTTTTATACAAATAATAGACATATTTTAATTTTGTTTCACAATACATAATATTGTTTGTATGCAAATCATTATGTGTGAGAGAAAACACCTTTTGATATGTTATCAAAATCATAATTATTTGTGTGAATGCTGCAAACCATTCGTTTTCATCTTCAAAATTGTCATTTAAAAGGAGCTTCGCTCCTTCATGATGATTTCCGCTTTTGGGCAGAAATTCATTTAAAATAAGACTGTCTAGGGTATTATCACATTTTTCCATACAAATTACATGAACCGGAAATTCTTTTATTGTTGCCTTGAGTTCTTCTTCATCATCTTCTTCATCACTGCTTCCACTATTACTGTCATCATCATTTGCGTCGTCTTCTTCATTATCTTCTTGCTTATCCTTTTGACCATCATCTTTATCGTCATTTTCATCGTCATTTTTATTATCATCTTCATCGTCATTTTCATCAGCATCCTTATGTTGTTCTTGATTATCTGAATTTGATGTATAAGAAGACCTTGATGAAAAAGATGATCCTGATTTCAATGTTGTTGTAAGATTTGATGAATATGTCTCCATAGTTGAATGTGTAATATCAACCAAATCTAATGATAAATCTTTTACATTGTCCAGAGTTAAACAATTTTCATCAAATACATTGTCAAATAAATTATCTGTAATGATGTCTGCATCTGCATTTATATTCACAGATTCACTCGTATTAATTTTAATAGGCTCTTTTTTGTCAAAATTATCTTGAAATAAATGTTCATAGTCATCTACTGTAAATAATTTATTTTTGTGTTCATTAAAAAAAGGGGATTTCATTAAATATTCAATGTCATCCTCTACATTAATTCTATATTTTTGTTTAATAGAGAGAAAAGAACCATAAAAATCTACACCATTGATAAAATTATTATTATGAATTAAAAAACTGGATAAATAGACAAACAATCCATCCACATACGCCGCATTGTTTACATCCAACATTTTAGAATGCACCAATTGTTGTTCTGTTTCTTGGCGTGTTGGCAAATTAAACAAATTTGGATTGCTAATGTCATATTTACCCAATAAATATTTGTATGGGTCCAGAAGCGGAGCATATTTAAAAAACATTGGTTTTGATTTAACTTTTTGACTATTTATATTTTTAACATTTCCTAGATAAGAATTGTCTTCGTCGTAAATTTTTTCTTTTACAGAAGTTAAATACCAAGTATGATTTAAATTCACATTTCTATAATTTGATTCAGTTAATGTGAAAAATCTATCATATAATGGTATATAATTTTGCGTTTTAGAGAGAAATAAAGTATTTTTGTTTTCTAAAGTAAGAAATAATTCTTGATTTTTTCTTTTTTGATAATTCACATTAAATATCATTAATAGGTATTTAACATATAAATTATATTTCTTTTTAACTTATTATTGAGTTTCTTTCTTTATTTCTCCTTTTCTCCTTTTCTCTCCTTTATTGATTTATTGATTTATTGATTTATTGATTTATTGATTTATTGATTGCGTAATTATTATTATTATTAAAACCGGTATTAATATAAATGTCGCTAGAATTGAAAAAATTTGATATGAAAAGTATTTCTTTTAAACCAAATGATTCTAAAGGACCAGTCATTTTCTTATTAGGACGACGAGACACAGGTAAATCGTTTTTAGTGAGAGATTTATTGTATTATCATCAAGATATCCCCATTGGAACTGTCATCTCAGGCACAGAAGAAGGTAATGGATTTTATGGCAAAATGGTTCCTAAACTATTCATTCACAATGAATACAATACCGCCATTATTGAAAATATATTGAAACGTCAGCGTTCTGTATTGAAACAAATCAAAAAAGAAATGGAAACTTATAAAAAATCCAATATCGACCCACGCACTTTTGTCATTATGGATGACTGCTTGTATGACAACACTTGGTCTAGAGATAAAATAATGCGATTACTTTTTTTAAATGGACGTCACTGGAAGGTAATTTTAATCGTAACTATGCAATATCCTTTAGGCGTACCTCCTACTCTCCGCACCAATATAGATTACGTTTTTATACTTCGAGACAATTATATTGCAAACCGCAAAAGAATTTATGAGAATTATGCAGGTATGTTTCCAACATATGAATCTTTTGCCCAGGTGATGGACCAATGCACTGAGAATTATGAGTGTTTAGTCATTAATAACAACGTAAAATCCAACAAATTACAAGACCAGGTGTTTTGGTACAAGGCAGAAGCGCACAATGACTTCAAATTGGGGTCAAAAGAATTCTGGGAATTGTCCAAAGGTGTGCAATCTGACGATGAAGAAGAACAATATGACCCTGCTAATACAAAGAAACGCGGTCAAGGTCCGAAAATTAATGTGAAAAAGACAAAGTGGTAGAAGCATTCATATTGCTTTAAAAATTTGATTCTAAAAACGAAAGCAAAAGAACTTAAGATATACACCATTTACATATATAATATGATGCAACAAGCGTTGAACATTGTTGACCTTATTGAAACAAATCCCATCACAAGGTTGAATGAGACGTATAATGTGAAATTATTAGATAAAATTAAAACAAATTTCACAGAATATGAACAACAATTGTTTCTTACTAGTTTTTACTGCTATTTGAACTATAATAAAAAGACAGATTTTGTCATTGATTTGGATAATATATGGGGATGGGTTGGATTTAGTCAAAAAATTCGTGCTAAAAATTTATTAGAAAAGCATTTTACACTTGATAAAGATTATAAAATATTGCTCGCTCAGGCGAGCGAGCAATCAATCCACATTAAAGGAGGTCATAATAAAGAAACCATTATGTTAAATATTGACACTTTTAAAAAATTTTGTATGAAAGCAGGAACCAAAAAAGCAGATGAAATTCACGATTATTATTTAAAATTGGAAGAAATTATTCAGGAGATTTTAGAAGAACAAAATACAGAATTGCAACGACAACTTGAAAATGAAAAAGAAGAAAAAGAAAAATTAATCGAAGATCTTGAAACTATTAAGAGTAATAAAACAACTCTTTATATTTATAACATGGATGTTAGAGTAGTTCCATCTGAATTAAAGGTTGGAGTAACTTTAAATTTGCGTAAAAGAATAAAACCTTATAAACAAATTTCAAAAAATGGCAATGTTGAATTTTCAATATATTTAGAAGACATCAATGTAAAAAGTTTGGAACATTATATTCATTTATTATTAAAACCATATAGAATTGAAGATGAAGTATATAGAATTGATATTGAAGAAGCCAAATGTATTATGATGGGTGTTGTAAATAGAAGTAAATTTATTAAAATAACTAATCAATCAGAAAGACAATTAAAACTAAGAAAATTATTCGAACAAGAAATGTCTATTATGAATGACGAATCCATAAAAAAGATATCAACAAATGAAATTGCTTGTCAAACTGATTTTGACGACCAAGTTCCATTATCATATCCAATCATTACTACGAATGTTGATTTATATAAAAGATTTGATGCTTATATTGAAGAATGTTGTCTTATTGGCGAAACATTAGAGGTGTCTTCAGATGATATTATCGGACAATTTAGATTATGGAATAGAAAAGTATCAAATGAATTAAAAATAGCAATTTCGGATTATCTAAGAAGAAGATTTAAACATATTAGATTGAAAAAACAAGATAAAAATCAGGTTCAGTATGGGTTTCAAGGAGTTATGTTAAAACATATTGATTATAAACCTTCTATTTTAATAACAGAAGTTGAAACATTTGTTTATGAAAAATGTAAATTTTCGCCAAGTGGTAAAATATTTGTAAGAACATTGATTGATGAATATAAAGAATGGAAACGAAATACGAGTAGAACAATTAATAGTAAAGATGAAAAAGAATTAAGACAATATTTAAATAGCCATCAACATCTATTACCTGCAGTTATTTGGAAACCATATGAAAAGAAAATAAATGAAGATGGTTCAAATAATACAACTGAAAACCATACAATGAGTAATGATGGATATTATGGAATATCTTTAAAAAGTGAAGATGAAAAACATTATAAA